TATATTTGTTCTACTTTATCGATTCCTATTTTATGATATCTATCATTAAAAATCAAAATCGTTTGTAAATCATATATTCTATCACCTGGTGGATCAACTGAATATTTTCTACATATATTTACAGTTTGTTCATTTTTACCTATCATCCACGTAAAATTTATTATTTTTGCTTTAAATTGATCTTCATAATCCAGATTAATTTTATAAAAACTTCTCAATCTATCTTCCAATCTTATCACATTTGGTACTATCATATAATTTCCAAATATGTCATGACTGCATATCAATTGACAAAAAATACCAGATAAAGAGTCAGTTCTGTATGTACTTCTCATGTTGTGATATACTTGTGTATGTATAGCTAAATCTTTTATTTCTTGGTCTGTAACACTTTCTAAAACGCTTAGTAAATCATCTCCTAATAATAACAAAAATTTAAAATTTTTTTCGGAAAAAAATTTTGAATAAGTTCTCATGTTATTTATAATGTTTCCAAAACCCACTGTCGTTTGACCTGTGTGTCTCATTGGAGGTAAAAAAGTCTTGAAATATTTTGTACTTACATATGTGTTTTCATGTTGTTTAAAATAATAATTTATTACTTCAGATGATCCTCCTAAAATGTTAATATAAATATTTTTTTCAAAATCTAAAGAATGTGAATCTGTTTGTCTATCTTGTTTACTTAAATCACTTTCAAAATACACATCATTTTTATTATGTTTATATGTATTTATTTTTTTATTTAATTCATTTAAATCATAGCCTTCTGCATAAATAACATTTGATTTAAGCAAATGTTTAAAACGATTTTTCAACATACTGAAAAATGGAGCAAATAATGCTGTCATGCTATATGGATTCCATAAAACCAATCTGTTTAAAATGTCATTATAATTATGAAACAGATCACCTTTAGTTATGTTTTCTTGTTTTTCATAAATATTTATTCTATTAATTATAAAATCTCTATCTTGATTCATAAGTTTATCTATGCTGTTATTAATTCTTTTAGTTTTTCTGCCAATCAACCATTGTTCTATTAATCTAGTGTTTATGCTCATTTTTCTTTCATTAAATAATTTGATTAAATTCTCACTTTCACTATTGAAGTAACTATTTTTAAAGTATTTTAATTGTACATCATGAGTCATTTTATATTTTCTCAAATTTTCTCTCAATAATAATTTTTGTGTAAATGCTCTACTAGTACTAGTGTATTGTGAAAAATTTCCTGGTCTTGATAATGATGGTTCATAATTTAAATAACCAACTTGTATTTTGTTATCACAATAATCACCTTCATTGATTCTGTATAAATTTTTCATTATTTTGCTATAAATGATTTCTTCACAAGCTTGTGTGTTTTCATAAAATAAAATATCCAATATGGTTTGTTCTGCATTTAAATAATTAACAACTTTTTTATCAAACAACAAGCTATGTGTATATTTAAGAAAATAATTAATCGCTACTCTTAACAAAATTGTTTTAACATCATAATGTTTTTTGAGTATCTTGTCAGTACTGGTTTTTTTACCATATTTTTTTTCATAATGATAAAAATTTTTATCTAATGTGAATATTTTAAATCTTTTTTTAATATTCTTAACTTTATTAATTTTTAAAATTTCTATTTTTGTTTTAAAATTTTGAATAATATTGTGATTTCTCATGCATTGATAACCTCTTTCAAAATAAGGTTTAGGGTCATTAATACTATATACTATGATATTATCGTCGTATAAAATCTTTTCACTAATGATGTTAAATGCAGGAATGAAAATTATTTTAAATTTGCTATAATAAATTAGATTATCTAATATTTTTTTATATTCTTCCACAGTATAAGACTCAAAAATGCTGGGTGGATTTAGTGCATGACTTAATTTTAACCACTGTAAAGGATTATTATAATCATCTATGTCTGCAATTAACAAATCAGTGTTTTGTTCTATAAAAGTTGATTTGCCAAATCCTGCATGAGCTACTAAAATTAATTTTTTTGAATTGCCAGATATGTTTTCTGAATCTATTTCAAAATTATTTATGTTTGAACCTGGTACATCATTCATTTTACTGAATTGTTTGTTCTCAGATACTTTAATTAAATCTTCTTCATTATGTATTGAATTACAATCTTTAGGAAATAATAATTCTTCTATTACTGTTAATTTGATTCTTAATTCAGATGGAATATTGTTAATTACATCATTGTCATCATAATTAATAAACCTATTTAACATGTTGCTAAATTTAGCACCAGCTGCTTCATCTAGATCACTATTATTAAAATTCCACATTGCCTTATTTTCATAATTGCCAGAACAATACTTGTTCATTCTATCATGTAACTTCATCTTGAATTCTTTTAGAAAAATTTTAAGTTTTTGAGGTATATCATCATTGTAACCTATTCTCAATATATAAGTCAACTTTTGTACATCCCAATAAAATATAAATTTATAATTTTCTTCTGATTCATAAAACCAATTGTTAATTTTCATTAAATTCAATGATATTATGCAATCTTGGAAAACTTGTTGTGTGTCTTTTAAAGGAAAAAAAGAATCTGAAAAATCAGCGTGAAAGCAATGATTTTTTTTACACATTACAACCTGTGCTATATTTTTAATTTTAATTAATTCTGATGAAATTGTGAAAGTTAAAGTTTTAATTAAAGTCACAATTTCAATTAAAATGGACATAAAACTAAATTTTCCTCCATTTTCACTAAACCCTTCATAGGCAGTTTCATACATGTTATTGGTACCGTATTTCCTTGCTGAAGGATAATATTTTGCAAAATCTCCTAAAATTGTGCTAATTTTAAACATATTAACATCAAACAATTGCAATGAATAAGGATAATAAAAATAAATTGTATTGTTTTGATATATAAAAAATAATCTTATGCTATCATTATTGTCCATAAATATAGAAAAATTTTTTCCTGTAATCATAAAGTAATTGGATCTGCTTTTGGTTCTTTTCAACATTAAATTCATTTTCTTAAGATACGTTGTTACACTTTTTTCCGGGTCATTTAAATTAATTGGATCCAATTTATATGACATGAAAGTATTTATTTGTTCATTGTCATAAAAAACTGACATTTCATTATCTGCACCATGAGTTAAATTTAAAAAACTGTTTACAAACTCATTTCTAATTTTTTTAAAATCTTCTTCTTTGATAATGAAAGATGATTTTTCTTTTCTATAAGTTTTCATGAATGATTCATAATCAAATAAATTTCTTCTTTTCAATTTTTTTCCATTTGAAAATAATTTCAATAAAATTTCAGGTGAATATTCTATATCAGCTGTGCTGTCCATTAAATTGTTGTAATAGTTTTTATCACTTATATCAAAATCTGAATATAAAGTATTTCTAATGGTTGAATAACTTATTTCATCGTTAATTAGCATTTTTAATTGATTAATAAATAAATCTGCCATATCTTTGTATTTTCCTTCCATATTTGAATAATTTGATAGAACTTTTAATTCATCATCAAAACTGTATATATTAAATTCAATGTTTTCATGAAGATTTATAATAATTTGCAAATCATTTTCCCTCAATTTATATATAATATTTGGATCTATCATATTTTTTTGTTTATGCACAATAATATTAAACAAATAATTTAATTTAGATATTTTCACATCATTTTGCCTCATTTTTTGATTAATTATTTGATTTAAATCCTTAAATAAGTTTGAAGCATCATCTTTTCTTTTTCCATAAAACAAATCATAAAAATATTTCTTTATTGCTTTCACAAATGCTGTAATTAATTCATATATAGTTATAATTTTTTGTTTGCCTATAAAACCGCCAGTTTCACTTTTCATTAAATTAATCACTACAACAGTTATTAATTGCGCAATTTTATTTTGTGAAACGTATAACCTATTAGTGGACCTAATTAAAAGAAAATGTGCTCCAGCTCCTGTGCAATACACATAATGCTTATTAATTGAAATTTCAACAGTTATATTGCTAATTAAGACTGGGATTACTATTAGATATTTTTCTTTCTCTTTTGAATAAATACCATTATTTTTTTCAATTGCGCTTATCAATTCATCATCATTAAAATTTGGTATCACATAATTATCATTAGCCATTAATTTATGTGTTTGAATTAAATCCATTATTTCTTTTTTTTCTTTTATATAGTTAGTCTCACTTGGTTCATCATAAACAGTGTTTAAATTTTTGAGGATTTCTTCTAATTCTTCTTCCCATGTTTTAACCACAAATTCATGCCACTCACCATTACTATATGTATAAGCTTTGTCTTTTGATAAAAATTGATCTTTGCACCATTTAATAAAAGATTTAAAACAATCTTTAATTGAAATAAATATATTTGTAATTAGGTCACCAAGATTTTTAAAAGGTTTTTTTAGTTTTTCAAATTTAGATATAAGAAATTGTATAAAATCATATAACTTGTATGCTCCACCAGATTCAAAATTATCTTTTTTTCCTTGATTATTTTTAGAGTTTAAAATGTTATCTAAGCTATCTTGATGTAAACCATGTCTTTTATTTTTTCTTTTCATGCAATCCAACATATAATTTAATGTGTGTTTTTCTACAAATTTAGCTAATGGAATATATCTGATATTATCAATCATAAATAATTGCTTACACAATTCTTTATGATTTAAATCTGTTGTAACATTGCATGTTGGCTGTGAAATAATTGAATATTCTATTTGTCTAATTTGCGAATCTGTTAAAACAGTGTTATTGCAATAAGCTAAATACAATGTTTTAATGTTGTTAAAGCGCAACAAATTTGAATTAGCTATGAAATAAGCTTTTGTGGCATTCAAATTATTAATAACATCAACATAAAGTTGTGCAGGCACATCTTCATCATTGGCCAATTTACGAATCATTGGAATCATGTAAGAATTAACAATATTCAATCTATAATCAAATTGATGGCCTTTACCAGCAGTTTCTTTAAACGTTTTGATATATTCAGGAGTTAATTTACTTTCCAATTCTTTTATTGTTGCTGACTGTGGCATTGTTCCATAAGTTTTTTCATATTCTTCATCACTCATCTTCTTTTTTCCTTTATTTTTTTTGTCATTTTTAGTTGAACTTTCCGCTTCATTTTCATTATCTTTTCCTATTTTTTCATCTTGGTTCAAAGGTGAATCGAAGTTATTCTTATTGTCACTTGAGTCATCATTCTGTTTAAACTTAGGGTTAAAATTACTCTGTTTTTCAAAAGGCTGTTTATGATAAAATGATTGACTTTTATTACTGAAAAATTTGTCTAAATTTATGTCTATGTCAGATAAGTCAGATTGTAATTTGTCATAAAAATATTTCAAAGTTAACCCTATTACCGCTATATTACTAATACCTAATAACAAAGCTAATATGGATCCTGCATTTTCATTTTCAAAATATTTTTGCAGTTCTAAATTTATCATATTTTCCATTCTTAAATAAAGAATATCTTTACAAATGTTGGCATCATCCAAAATAATATAGTCAGCTAATATGTCAAGGTATAATTTGGCATTTAGGGCAACTAATGTAAGATGATCAATTAATTTTTTAAGTTTGGTATTTGCATTAGTTGTAATTGTATATTCATAAGAATAACCAACATATGATTTTTCAATAGTGCAATTATATTTCAAGCTTAAGTGTATTATAATTTCAAATATTTTATCTGAAATTATTCGGCTATCATTAATTACTTGATAATTCAAAAGTATTACTCCATTTTCATCTTTTAACAATATTGAATTACGTAGAGGAAATGTTGTGTTTTCTTGTTCTTTTATTTCAATGACTTCAAAAAACAAAATATTTTTTGATTTCGAATAAACTCTCATCATTTTTTCAAATACTGCATCATGCGCAAAATAGTTTCCCTCACTTATTTTGTACAAAATTTTATTTTCGTAATTAAAATAGTTTAAAAACAAGGTTTCTGATATAACAACTAATCTTAATGAAAAGTTTAAATCATTGTTATGATAATATATGTTTAATGGTTTTTTTGGTAATAATTTATATAAGATCTCAGCATAAAATCTAGCAGGCATTTCAATACAGACTGTGTAAATTCCAATTAGTGTTTGTTTAAACAATTTTAAAAAACTATAAAGCATGTAATTGTTTTCTTTCAAATTTTCAAAAAAATCTTTATTTATAAAAAATTTATGGAAAATGGAACCGCCTTGTTCACTGCTTTCTCCATACTTATGTTTCCCTGTATTTGGGTCAATATTGTTTTTTTTACACCATTCATTGAATTCTTCGTCAAAATCTTTTTCAAAATCGGGATTAGTATTTTCTTCATTAAATGTTTCATCCTCAAAATATTCTTCAGCTTTGTTTTTTCCTTTATCTTTTTTAATATTTAAAGCTTTTAATATGGATATAATTATATTGTCAAAATAATGAATAAAATCAGTTTCAAGTAACAATTTTACAATTTTAATTAAAATTTCATTTATTTTAATTACCATTGATTCTGAACTGTTTTTTAAAAAATTAAATAATTTAATCAAAAATTCATACACAAATTTTATTAATTTTACAAAAACATTTTCTGAATTTATATTTTCAAAATTAAATTTGAAATGTTGTTGAAAATATCCAAAATTAAATTGTTCCTCAAATGCAGTGTATAAGTTTGAAACTAAATCTGGTTTTAATCCTCCTTCTTCATTTAAATTGAATGTTTTACGATATTCGCTAACATTTTGATAACCCAATTTATCATAACAATAACGAGTTGTTATGATTGTGAGCCTTTTTTTATGTCTAGTGTAAGCTGTATATTGAAACGATTTTTTTAAGATATAAGAATCAATATAAGGAATGACCAAACAAACATTATCATAATCTGAACCTTGTGATTTTTCAATTGTGGTCATTGGCAAATCAAAAACTTTTTTATATTTTAAAATATCATTATTACTCAAAGTTATTAACATATCTAATTGCCCTGATTTAACTAATATCTTAGATATTATTTCTGTGGTCAATGTATTATCATTTATTGAAAAAATTTCAACTACATCATCTAATTTTTTAGAAGTTATATCAATGTCTACTGTTTTTTTAACAAATCTACAAGTAGCTTGACCAAATCTTTTTGTTTCAGTTAATTTTTTATCATACAAACTGTGTAAAGGTAAACTTGAACCTAAACCACTTTCTTCTGTATTGTGTGAAATCTGATTCATGTCATAAATGAATGTAAAATTTTTTGCATGATTAAACATTAAAAATAATTCTTGCCAACTGAATAATGTAGCTTCTTCAACAACAACGTTTTGATACCATTGCTTGTTATTCAAATAAAACGCAGAAGTTTGAACTTCCACATTAGCTTCAGTGTTTATTTTTTTAATTTTATTTTTTAAGTTAATTTGTTTAACTACAACACTAGTTCCTTTTTCATAAGGCATTGAGGAAAAAGTTTTCCCAGATCCACTCACTCCATTGATGTGTTTGGCATTTTTAATGCTTAAATCAAAATCATTGAACAAAACTTGTTTATTGTTTAATTCCAAGGAATTTATATATTTCAAAATCAAATTCTTTAAATAATAAATTTTTTCTTTTAAAATAACTATAAATTTGACTTGTTCCAAACTATCTATTGGGATCGTATTAGAAGAAACTGTTTTGATAACTTTCCTGTTTTCATAAACTACTGCTACTTCCTCATTATTATGCAAATTGTGATTTTTCACTATTTCTTCCATGTCGTCATTATCAAAGACTTTTACAACAATTACTGAATTGAAATACTTTTCTTTATCACTAATGTTGTTGACTTTAACATTAGACAATAAGACACGTTTATCATTGATGGATAACAATAAATTATGAACCCAAAATTCAAAATTGGTTAAAGTCACTTGATTGGTTAAATTTTTTTCTGTGTTTATACACATACTTAAATTATAACATTTATTAAAGCAAAAATCAACATTAAATTTTTTAATGAAATGATTATAATTATTTAAATTTATTCTATAATTGCTAGAAAAATTTGAGCAATTGTTACAAGATACTCCTGATGTTTGTAAACATGTCTGTTTGCAATTAGAACAAGTCATCACACTTTTATTTATTATTTTTTCAGTTGTTAAACTTTCAGCTAATCCTTGTTCAGATTCATTGGTTGTGTTAGTTGGTGTTTTCAGATCTTTTGTTTTAATGTATTTAAAAAAATCAAAAATGACGTCACTAAAATTTTGGTTCGTACATAATTTATTCATTTGTTTTTTTTCATATTTGTTTCTTAAAATTGTTTGTAATTTAATCATGTAATCAAAATTTTCCTTCATAATGTCAGTAATAATTCCTCTTTCTGTGCTTATTCTTTCACTTAAATAAACGCAGTCATCAATTTTGTATTGTGTGAAATCTGGGTTATGCTTATTGATGTTATTTAAACTTCGGTAATAATCTTTTCTGCTGTCTTTCCAATCTTCAGCATCTTTGTTGTTTATATCTATTGAATTTCCATCTATATCTTGGTATGTTTGAATCACCTCATCAATATCTTCTGGCTGTAATACAAAATCTGTGGTTATAAAAGTTTTAATGTCATCCTTATATTTTTCATCTATAGCAATATTTGTAAAAGCACATATTTCAATGCTTTCTAACAAGTTAAAATTGTTTTCTTCATAATAAATGATACCATAATAATTACCTGGTTTGGTTCTACCCGTTCTATGTCTAGCTTGTATTTTATTATGCCACTGATAATCCTGAGGTATTAATTTTATGTTAGAGTTTTTAACGACCCTATTTAATGTTATGTCTTTTCTTAATCTTTTTCCAGTGTCTATTACATTAATTAAGTCAGTTATTGTAACTGATGATTCAATAAAATCTGTAACAAAAAATAAACGACTTGGTGTTGATTCTTCTTTTTCTGTATCATAATTAAATACAGTTGCTGTGTTGCTGTCAAAAATGTTACTATTTTGTGAATATATTTTACTGTCAACCACTGTATGTGGATGTCTTGAGTTATAAAAATGTGCATTATTTGTAGACCTGAAAACTACTATGGTTTTTTCATTAATATAATCAATATTGTTTAAGATTTCTTCTAAGTCAAAGTACCTATATTCATGTATTTTAATTGAGCTTTTACTTTTGTGTAATGTCAATTCTTCATTTATTGTTGCTGAGCAAAGCATCAATTTGCCTATTTGATTTTTTCCTAATTTTTCAATTATTAATTCATAAACATGTAAATATTCAGGAGTTAAAGTATGAATTTCATCTAACATTAAATTATGTATATAATTGTCAGGATTAAAATGTAAATAAGTCATTAGTGAGCCATAAGTTCTTATATTAATATCAGGTTTATCATCACTCTTATAATTTTTGTGAAGAGTAGAATCAACGTTGTATGAGATTTTAACCTTGTTTCCATAACAATTTTCTAATGATTCTTTTAATTTTATGACGGCAATTTTTGTAGGAACTACAATCATGCAATGTTTTTTTTCACAAAATCTTTCCCAATAAAATAAAGATTTACCAAACCCTGCATACGCAGTATTTAAGAACACCTTACTGTCTAATTGTTTAACATATGAATTGTAATTTGTAGCATTATCTGGATTTAACGTTCCTTCTAAATGTAAATTGTCATCAAACTTAAAAGAAAGATATGAATTTTTTTGTTTGAAAGAAACCAAATCCGCTGAAACATCCAATCTGAAATTAATGTAATCTTTAAATTCATTATCTATTTCAAAATCATCTATATTCAAAGACACAGTGTTTTTGGACAAAAAGAAAGTTAACTCTTTAAACAATTCATAATTTAAAATATTACTATGCAATAAATCATTACAATAAGTAATTGGTTTGATGTTGACGCT